GAATCAAATAATACACCTAGTAGAATTGATCGTAACGAATTATGGCTTGATATAGCTATAGAACCTGTAAAAGCAGTTGAATTCATTTACATTCCGTTACGTATCAAGAATACCGGCGAAATAGCAAGCTTAGGCTAATTTAGGAGAAAAATAAATGGCAATCGCTTCTTTATCAAAATTTACAGTACCGTTGGCTACTAACCAGAGTGCAACATCTCAAGGGATGCTGATGCCTAAGCTTAAATATCGCTTTAGAGTGACATTTGTTGCTTTTGGCGCAGGCGGAGTTGATGGTATTAATGAACTTACAAAACAAGTTATTGATGTAACTAGACCTAATGTTCAGTTTCAAAATGTCCCCATTGATGTATATAATAGCAAGGTTAACTATGCTGGAAAACATACATGGCAACCTATGACTATCAACCTACGTGATGATGCTAACGGCAATATTAGCAAAATGGTAGGCGAACAGTTACAGAAACAATTCGACTTTTTAGAACAAAGTTCAGCAGCATCAGCAAGTAACTATAAATTCCAAACTAACGTTGAAATATTAGACGGACAAAATGGTATTGATGGTTCAGGATTTGTGCTTGAAACTTGGGAAATTTACGGATGTTATCTACAAACAGTTAACTATCAAAATTTAGCCTACAGTGATAGCAACCCTGCTACAATTGCACTAACAATACAAATGGATAATTGTATTCAAACACCTAATGGAACAGGTGTAGGGGCCGTCGTTGCTCGTACAATTGGAGAATTTGCAACTGGAACAGCTGGGCTAGGTTAAACTTACTTTTCTTCAAAAAAAGCGCCTCTGAGGCGCTTTTTTTGTATAGAAGTTATATACGTAGTTTATTTTACTATAAATATTAATATGACTAGTAAAAGTAATAGTTGGTTCATAAACAACTTAACAAGTCCCAAAGGACAGTTAGGAGACTTTCGTCATGCAGCCCGTCTATTTGACGATGATGATATACGACTGGCTCCTAAGTTAAAATTTCAATATCATGTTAATTTCAGTATTAATCCCCAGGCCCTAAAAAGTTTAAATTTTACCTATAGACATCAACAAGAATTTAATATGTTGGTCAAGACAGCAGAGTTACCTAAATTTAGCATACAAACAGACAAATTAAATCAATACAATAGAAGAAAAGTAACTCAAGTAAAAATTGACTATCAACCTGTAAATATTACGTTTCATGAAGATAACTTTAATGTTGTGAGAATGTTGTGGGAATCTTACTATAGCTACTATTATGCAGATAATGACGCTGCTAAAATTTATGGTAATTATAATAGAACAGCTATGCTGAATGGTAATTTCATCAAAACTCCATATGGATTCGATAACGGCAGCCATATACCTTTCTTTAATAATATTTCAATATACCTTATGGCAAGACATAGTTGGAGTAGTGCCAAATTAATTAATCCTGTTATTACGCAATTTACTCATGATACAATGAATCATGCAGATAGTAATCCTGCCCAAAACTCTATGCAACTTGACTACGAAGCAGTAACATATGACTATGGTCAAGTTAGTAGAAATAATCCGCCAGGATTCGCGGCAGATCATTATGATCATACTCCTAGCCCATTAAGTTTAGCAGGAGGAGGCACAGCTACAGTGTTTGGCTCAGGCGGAGTTTTAGCAGGAGCAAGCACTGTGTTTGGTAATATTGCTAGCGGAAAAGCTTTTGAAAGTCCTGCAAACTTCCTTACTACTGCTATCCAAACTATCAACACTTATCAGAATGCCAAAAGTCTTACTAAAGCTGGTGTTAAGAATGAGTTTACAAATATAGCTGTTAGAGGACTACAAAATGTAGCTAGAGCTAATCCAGGATCTATTAATAATACAGTTTTTCCTATTAACGATACCGGAAATCAAAACGTTCTATTAGCTAAACCTTATTCAAGCGCCGTTGACATAGGAGCTGGTCCTTGATAAACAAACAAAATTTACCTTCTCAAGAAGCGAAAAATAGCGACGAAGCAGTAAGGAGCTTTTTTGATAGCTATTTTTTACATCAAATTACCTTTCCTAGTAATCAAATAGATGCGGTGGTAGGGCATTTTTTAAAACGTGGATTTGATGAACTAGCTGCAAAAAGCACTGCAATTGTATTGTTAAATCAAAGTAAGTTAGAAAATATAAATGTGTTTAGCTTAGTTGACACATTAAAAGGATTAACTGACCAACAATTAAGCGGGGTAGTAGCAGAAGTATTGAATACTTATAGAGAAAAAACTAGCAGCCTGGGTTTTAGAGATGTTAATATTGTTGAAAATTACGAAAGCAGAAATATTCGTCAATGAAAAGACATTATGCTCAAGGTAAATTTAGTATAACTAATCCTGAAAAATATGTAGGTAATCATCAACCTACTTATAGAAGTAGTTGGGAATGGAGTTTTATGAGATTTTGTGATACCAACCCTAACATAATAAAATGGGCTAGCGAAGCAATTAAAATTCCATACAAAGATCCGTTTACAGGTAGGCAAACAATTTACGTTCCTGATTTTTTTATTCAATACACAGATAGAAATAATAAAATAAACACTGAGTTAATAGAAGTTAAACCTATAAATCAAACTTTAAAAGAACATGTAGGCAAAAGTAAAAATAATCAAATTCAATTTGCTAAAAATCAATATAAATGGAGAGCTGCAAACGAGTGGTGTGCTAAACAAGGAATACGTTTTAGAATCTTAACCGAAAATGACTTATTCTCTAATAGATAAGTATTATTATGAAAAAATTAGAAGAAATTTTAAATTTACCGGAATCTAAAACTGTAATTAAAAAAGCAGAAAAAGAAGAGCTCAAGCAAGCTAACAAAACTGCATTAAGGGACATTAGTGAATTTGATAAAATAAGTGCAGCTTTACCTCAGGTTAAAGGCCTAGGAGACATGAGCGACGGTGAATTTGATAGTCTAGCACAACGAGCTACTGATGCATTTGATGATCTTATGGATCTTGGCATGAACGTAGAAGCTCGATATAGTGGACGGGTATTTGAAGTTGCTAGCACAATGTTAAAAAATGCTATTGATGCTAAAGCAGCTAAGATAGATAAAAAATTAAAAATGATTGAGTTACAAATAAAGAAAGAAAAATTAGATAAAGAAACTGTTAACGACAGCATCGATATAAGCGGAACAGGTGTAATTGTTAGTGATAGAAATAGCCTAATTGAAAAACTTAAGAATATGAAATAAATATATTATTAGGATCACGGTATGAAATCTTTTATAGAATATCTAGTAGAAAGCCAAGAAGAAAAAATTTACAGTTTTAAGCTAAAAGTTGCCGGTGAACTTCCAGATAACTTCGAGGACGTTGTCGAAAATTGTATGAAAAAATACGAATGTTGTAAATTTTCAAAAAGTAAAACTGTTCCAATTCAAGAAAATCTTCCAGATTTCCCTGATTTAAAAAATTTAGAAGTCAGTGTGTATGATATAGAATGTAAATATCCAACAACTAGTAGTGTCTTAACTAGCTATATTGCTGAGCATACTGGCATGCCTGTAAATGCAGTAAAGGTTAGAAGTCTTAGAGAAGAAGAGGCAGCAACAATCGAGGAAAATCCTGAAACATCAGGCGGTAAACCTTTGATTGGACAATGTGATTTTCCTAAAGTTAACCACCAAGATATTGTAGGTGAAAAACATATGTCTAGTTTTCTAAAAGAACTAGCAAAAGAACGTAAGAAAAATGAACCACAGCCTTATAAAGGGGTAAACGATCAACTTCTTGCAAAAAAAGCCCCCAAGGAAAAAGCTAATGAAATGGCTAAACCTGGGCCTGCTCGTAGTGCCTTAAAAGCCTATAGTAGTAAATAAGGAATCAATATGAATTTCCAAGAATTATTAAACCGAATGAAGCAGCTAGATCAGCCTATGATCGAGGAGCCTAACGAAGGCAATGCCTATGGACAAGCAGTTCAAAATACGCCCCCTGGCGAAGAAATAAAAATTAATGGTAAAGGAACTGGAGATATTAAACGAGAAGCAGCCTTATCAAATGAGTGTGGACCTGACATGGGACCTAGTCCTATGAAACAACAGGATAATGTCAGTATGAACGTCAGTATGAATGGTAGTGGTGCAGGCGGAATTCGAGATCTTATAGATATTCTTAAAAACATAGATGCTGCTCACGGTGGTGGCAATGACGACCTAGGCGCTTTGATTGGCAAAATGGACCATCCACACGATGATGAACACGGGGATATGGGTGCTAAAAAAGGTGTAGTGATAGGCGATGATCAGCCCGTTGATGAATTTGCCAATGAGCCTTCAGAACAAAATCTTCCATTACCCATGGCAGGCGATGATCTGCATAAACCGCACGGAAATTATCCAGCTACACAACCAGGAGATAATCCTATGGCAGTTGCTAGAATCCGCGAAGGTCTACAAAGCTTATATCAAAAATATCAATAACTTTAAACAAGTTTCTAAATAGGCTCATTGAGCCTATTTTTTTCTTAAATATATAATGGCTGGTAAAAGTTTAGATGGTGTCTTAATAAAAAAAGCACATAAGCAAACCTCATTTACAAATGAGCATATTGAGGATTTGATGAAATGTAGTGCAGATAATGGCTATCATTATTTTTGCGAAAACTTTTTTTATATTCAGCATCCTGTAAAAGGAAAGCTTTTATTTGAACCTTTTAGTTACCAAACACGTTTATTAGATGCATATCATTTTCACAGATTTAATGTAAACTTATTACCACGTCAAATGGGTAAAACTACTTGTGCCGCAGGATATCTGCTTTGGTATGCAATGTTTCATCCTGATCAAACTATCTTAATTTCAGCACACAAATACACAGGGTCACAGGAAATTATGCAGCGTATTCGATATGGATACGAACTCTGTCCCGACCATATACGCTGTGGTGTAACAAATTATAATAAAGGTAGCATAGAATTTGACAACGGCAGTCGTATTGTAAGCACAACTACTACTGAAAACACAGGACGAGGTATGAGTATTAGTTTACTCTACTGTGACGAGTTTGCGTTTGTGCCACCTAATATTGCTGCTGAATTTTGGACCTCAATAAGTCCTACACTAGCAACTGGTGGTAAATGTATTATTACTAGCACACCTAATAGTGACGAAGATACATTTGCTATGATATGGAAGGAAGCTAACAAGAAATTTGATGATTACGGTAATGAAAGAGAAGTAGGAGTAAATGGATTTTATCCATTTACTTGTAAATGGGATGAGCATCCTGATAGGGACGACGCTTGGGCCACAGAAGAACGGGGACGCATTGGAGAAGAACGTTTTCGACGTGAATATAATTGTGAATTTTTAATCTACGACGAAACACTGATTAATAGCATTCACCTCGCAGGTATGGAAGGAAAGCAACCTCTTTATAATGTTGGACAAATTAGATGGTATAAAGAACCTAATAAAGATTGTCTTTATGCTATAGCACTTGATCCTAGTCTAGGCACAGGAGGTAACAATGCTGCTATAGAAATCTTTGAATTACCTAGCTTCACTCAAGTTGGCGAATGGCAGCATAATTTAACTCCTATAAGTCAGCAGGTAAAAATACTTAGAGACATACTAAAATATATACTAGAATGTATCGGTGAAGATAATATTAATAATATTTTTTGGAGTATAGAAAATAATAATATAGGAGAAGCAGGTCTAATCTGTATTAGAGACTTAGGAGAAGAAAGCTTTCCTGGACTGTTTATAAGTGAACCAATGAGAAAAGGCCATGTAAGAAAATTTAGAAAAGGCTTTAATACCACACATAAAACTAAAATTAGTGCTTGTGCTCGTTTAAAATATCTCATAGAATCTAATAAAATGTCTATTGCCAGTAAACCATTAATTTCAGAACTCAAGTCCTTCATAGCAAGTGGTATTACATTTAAAGGTAAATTAGAAGAAGAGGACGACTTAGTAGCGGCCTGTCTTCTTATAGTAAGAATGAGTCA